ATTTATTGATGTTTTAAGGATCGCAGTAAAAGCCTAAGCACATAATACCATGACATATTCTGACGTATATCCTGATAATAATTATTATGTTACACGTATCTCTACCACAATCAATCTATTGTATATAGACTGCTAGTATCTTAGTAATAATCAATATAATGCATCTATTTATAGTTATCAACAACTTATTAACATGTGGATAGTCATGGTGTCAACGTCAATACCAGTAACCGGGACAGGGTTATAGTACCAATCCCTTCCTGCGCTGGGAACCTAAATCCATCATTTTATCAACAATTGATAATTAATGACTCTTTAGGTATCTAGAAGAGGCTTCTAATATTTCTGAGCTATCTCGTGCAAATGCTAGGACTGAGTTGCAATACCCGCATAATAGACCCCTTACCTTGCCAGTATTGTGATCATGGTCTACGTGGAGTTGTCTTTTATAATTCGAGTTAAAACATATAGCGCATAGGTCATTTTGTTTAGTTCTAAGTTTATTATACTCATCTATAGTTAGTTTATACTTTTCCATAAGTCTTTTCTCGAAGGTTGCTTTCTTAAGTTTAGCTTCTTTATCTGTGTTTATATACTTAATGGACCCATTTTTATTTCTATCAATGACCAATCCTTTATCAGTTCCTATGAATCTTGCCATCCCTCTTATAATTCTATGTTTTGAATACAATTTTTTATTTCTATTTATTGGTTTATCGTAGTATGCTTTTTCTTCAATTGGAACTAATTTAATATTTTCTTTAGCTTTAGGATACTTAACCAGTTTATCCCTGCGTCTAAATTCCCTTAAATGATTTTCTAGCATAGCTTTAAACAGCCGCAGCTTGACCCATAGAGTGGTCGTAGCCTTTAGAAGGGTAGGGTAAGCCTAGTGTGCTTCTGACCTCATCCTCGGTCAAATCCCGTAGTTTAACGAGTTCTTGTGAGGTTAGGTGGTCGGTGAAGACGTAAGCCTTGTACTCTCCTGGTATGCCTTTGTAGTAGTCACTGGTAGTGGTATAGTCCACTTCTTCTGAGTAGAGTTTATCTCCGTTTGCAGTAAACTCCCAATAATTACCTTGTTTAACTGCCTGATCGTAGTAGGGCGTGCCGGGGTAGGTGGTTATGATGGTGATATCGAAGTCATCGGGTCTTTCTTTTAAGAGCCATTCTTTAGTCTCTAGGACTGTCTGTAGTGATTCACCGGGATGACCTAAGGACATGAGGGCCTTTACTTTAAGACCGTACTTATGGGCTATCTGTAGGCAGCGGCTGTTTTCTTCTCGGGTGGCCCGTTTTTTTATGTTTTTAAGTATCTTAGGAGAGCCGGACTCAAAGCCTACCAATATCCATTTAAACCCCGCTTTTACCATCCTAGCGGCTTGTTCTTCGGTAAAGAGTTGACTCTTAATGAATCCCCGTAGTTTCCAGTTAACGGACTTTTTACTGATTAGTTCCATCAATTCATTCATTCTAGGGTTTACATTCAGTTCGTCATCGTACATCATAAATCCTTTAATCCCGTAGTCTTCGTATATCTTAGTCATTTCATTGACTACGTTCTCGGAGGTCCTAGTCCGTACCCGGCGAAGCATGGGTGACAACCTCCCCCCGCAGAAGCCGCACTCAAATGGACAACCTAACTGAGCTATCAGACTTAGAGCCCGTTCACCGTCTATCGAGTAGTGATAAGAGGAAACGTCCATCAAGTGTCGTGCCGGGTAGGGCAATTCGTTTAGCCGTTGGTTGTCTAAGAACAGTCTAGTCTTTGGATCGTCACCGTCTACTAAGTGAGGTGAGTCTTCTTTTAAAGCCTCAGAGACGGCTTCTTCGCCGTCACCGGCTACTAGCACGTCAAATCCGTCGAGTTGTTCAAACGCCGTCCTAGCCCTTCCTAACGGATTCTTCTTATAGGCCGCATTAACTAGAGTCACGTGCGGACCGCCAAGGATGACTCTACCCCCCAAAGCCTGCCTGATTTTAAATGCGGCAGGCATCTGGGGAGTAGTCGCCGTAATTCCTAGTACTTCGGCTTTTTGGGTTTCTTTTTCATTTCTGATAACCTCCAGGTAATTTTTAACTCCCGACAAATCCAGTACTTTAACCGGCATCTTCTTTTCTAGTACGGAGGCGACCTTTAAAACCCCTAAAGACATGAAGACTTTTTCATCTAAAAGAAACGGACTAGGCGGGATGATTAAAATCATTAAATGTATTATAATAGATTTGTGATAGATTTAGACTATTTGGCAGAGTCGTTGAAAGAAGAGAAGAGTCGACGGCTATCACAAGAAGCCTTAAGATATGTCAAGTTAAACGAAGCGAATAAACGCTACGCTAAGGAGTGGTCGGACCCTGAAAAGACGATTATCATCTACCCCGCTTCTAATAATATAGGCAAGACGTTAACGACCGTCACTTTGTTGGGCTGGACCATCTGGCCGCAATTTATTCCCTCAGACCCTAAAGCTAATCTGCCGGAGAACTTCAAAGAAAATATCTTAAAGAAGCTTAAACTCATCGACCATTCATTTAGGGTGGTTTCAACCACGGAGGAAGCGGGCAAGGGAGGTTCCATACAAAGGTTCATTAAGTTGCTATGGCCTACCGATCTTTACAAGCCCGAGAAGAACCGCAAGGCTTTTGAGAGTTACTTCGAGATGGACGGCTGGTTGGGGGACGTGATGACCTACGACCAGGAAGCCAAGGAGTTTGAAGGTGCCACTAGGGGAATCATCATCTACAACGAACCACCGCCGGAGGAAGTACGTAAAGCTTGTCTCTTCCGTACCAGGATGGGAGGCTTCGAGGCCTTTCCCATGACGCCGTTAACCAACTCGGCCTGGATCAAGGATAAGTTAGTCGATAGAGCCGCTACGGATAAGAAGATCGCTGTTGTAGTTGGAGACATGGAAGAGGCTTGCCAGGAACACGGGGTCAATGGCCACCTCAGTCATAAGAGAATACAAGAACTGATTGCTGAGATGGACCCGGACGAGAAAGACGCCCGCGCCCACGGCAAGTTTATGCACCTCTCAGGGCTTATCTTTAAACAGTTTTCACGTGAAAAGTTCATGTCTAAGGTACCGTTTAAGTACGACCCTTTAGGTTATCCGTTTCAAGTCATCGATCCGGGGGGTTGGAACAAGCCTTACGCCATCATCTGGGGACAGATAGTCAACAACCCTAAGAACGGGATGCAAATACTTAGAGAATGGCCGGATGGTTCGTTGGGACCCAACAGCTATTTTGAAAACCTAAAAGAACCGAATATGACGGATCGTGATTACTGCAATCTATTTGAGGAGGTAGAACGTGAACTCGGCTTCGAGAAGGGGAAGGTACATCGAATACTTGATAAGCGTTTCGGGCATGTGCAGGACTCGACAGAGGGACGGAGTCTCAGGGATCGTTTCGCTGATAGAGAGTATTATTTCACCGACTCTTATAAAGTTCCCGAGAAGATGCCGGAGCTACAGACAGGCGTACAAGCGATCAAGAACTATTTAAAGACCTGTCCGGCTTCTAAACTACCGTACTTGTGTCTTGATCCCAGATGTATTAATGTCGCCCGCGCCTTTGAGCGTTGGTCCTTGGACCCCGATACCCAAAAGCCTAACGACGACGTCTGGAAGAACTTTATTGATACGGTAAGATATGCCGCAGGAGCCGATTTGATTTGTACCATCCCGGAGACTTGGGATAACAGTCGTCAGCCTAGTTGGGGATAAGATGAATGTACATATACAATCAATACCGCATCAAGAACAAAGATATGAAACAGTAGGTGATTGGTGGTGGGAAGGCGAGACATTGGAATTAAGAGTCTCGCAAATGTCGGATTGGAGATATGAATTCTTAGTCGCTTTTCATGAATTCTTTGAAGCGATGTGGTGTAAGCATAAAGGAGTCAAGCAGCAAGACGTTGACGACTTTGATAAGATGTTCGAGCAAGAAATTAAAGAAGGCCAGCACGAAGAAGACGACGAACCTGGAGACGATCCAAGGGCTCCCTATAAAGACGGTCATTTCATGGCTACAAACTTTGAGGCCATAGCGGCTTTTTGTTTAGGAGTGGATTGGGAAACGTATGAAGACGAAGTGTATGCACTTGACAAGAAGTAGTTTTATGTTATAATGCGTTCAAACGGGGGTGTACTATGCCAGGATATGACGGCCTCGGAAAGGCTAACGTAAACAATCCGTCCGACCAGGATACTCGTAATTCGGGGGGTTCTCTCTCGAATCTCAACAACATGGGCAAGCCGCTAAAGGCGAATGTCAACTTCGGCGATGCTCCTCTCACGCAACAGAACCAGCCTCAGCCCGACATCAACTTGATGACCGGACCCGAGGGAATGTCTGGACCGTTGAGCTTAGATAAAGCTTCGACTTTGTATAACGTCTCAAAGAAACAGATAGCCGGATAAACAATCTCGCCTGCCGGGGCGATTATAAATACCGGCCTGATTTGGGTAGAGCTTAGCTAGCTCGAACTGCCATAGCAGGCCCAAGGCCGCTATGGGGGCCATCCGAAAGGATGGTCTTTTTTTATGCCATGGTGGCCAAAATTTAGGAGGACCATGTACGAATACAAATCCGTCAAGGCGCATATCCCGTCATTAGATCACGTCCTTAACGATGCGGCGCAAGAAGGATGGCGGCTTATCCAGTGGTGTAAGGAAGACGAAGTATTCATCCTAGAAAGGGAACAGAAGTGAAGACCTTAGTTAAAGAGAGCAAAGAAAAAGTAATCTTCCAATCCAAGTACCTCTACGAAAAGAGTCTAGAGGAAAGGACTCGTCTGGGTTATCATTGGTATGAGAAACATTTAAACCCTATGGAAGTGGCCCCGCCTAGACGTTCCGACGGATTTACCATGTGCGATTACTGCGACATGCAACACCTGCCATGGGATAAATTAAAAGAGGAAACAAGACAGTCCTTCATTAAGAGAGTGGAAATATTCCATGAGTCCGAGAAGGCCTATGACGAGAAGCATTGAGCTTCTTCCTATCGATCCAACCTTAGATATAAAACACGCTCTAGTAACTGAGCTAGGCAGCGTGGTATTTGAAGATAAAACTTACCCCAACCTAGTCGCTTTTCAGAATTTCTTAAAGCAACAGCCGACAAAGTACATGATCATAGACCCAGATGAATCAGATCAAGACTCTGACTGAGAAGTTAGGCGAGGGCTCAAGGGAAGTCAGGCAGTCGCAGTCAGGTGATTTTAATAGAGCAGGTTCCGGAAGTCCTACGACTAATTGGGGAGTCATCGCTCAGTTACAGGTTGAAGCCGATGAGATGGAGCAACAGATTGAAGATATGCTAGACGCCGATCCTGTTGGGGCGTCTAAGTCCTTTATAGGCATCTTAGTGTTAAGCGGCTATCAACACCTGATGGATGGTAGCTACCCATATAAATTCGAGGCATCCGATTTAATTAAAGACGGTATGTGCATTCAAGCTCAGTTAGTGGCTGAGGAATATTTTGAAGGAAGCAAGGAATCCTGTCCCCTTACGCCACAAGCCTTTGAGAATTGGTGCTTTGAGAAGAACCGCAAGAAGCCTAAAGAGTGGGTCGATCCTTTCACTACCAATGAAAGACCCGATGTGACTATCGAATACGTAGAGAAGATGCAACGAGTCAATTTTGATCCTAGTAAATCGATACAAGACAAGCCTGAGTTAAAAGAATGGACTCCGTTTTAGACGCCTCAGATATCAAGCCAGTTCCTTCTAGCTCGTTATATAACGATAGAGATAGCGAACTATCGGAAGCTATTTTAAAGCTTTCCATGCCCTCAGAAGATACGGCGATGGAAGTCAAACAACGCCGGTATGACTGTCATCAATATCTAAGAAGCTGGCTTAGAACATCGATGTCGTACCGTAAGGCTAACTATGAAGATAAATGGAATAGATGGCGGCGTAATGCCCGTAATATATACGACCCCCAGGCCCGTGCGCGTAAGGAACGCTGGCAAAATACGATGTTCGTCCCCATCTCGATGCAGAACAAAGAGATCATCAAAGGACAACTCTATCGAACGCTTATATCCGGATTACCCTATTCTTTGTCGCCTCGCCCAAGCGGTTCTATGGATGAGTCAAACGACATCAAGACTTTTGTTCTTAGGGAGATGGAAAGGAGTAAGTTCGAGATAGCGGCTAACGATGCCTTTGACGACCTTACAATTTACGGAACTTTGTTTATGAAGATTTACCACGATGTGAGGAAGGCTAAGAGAAGTAAAAGAATACCTCAGACAAACCCGCCTTCTTTAGAACAGATCGCCCAGCTTCAGTCCTCCGGCCAGCCATTACAGCCTACGTCTTATCAAAGATCACCGGCGCAAGATACCGTTATCTATAAAGGGGTGGTGGCTTACCACGTCTCTATCTGGGATATGTTCTTTGCCAATAACGCGCATACGTTACAGGGCTCCCCAGTATGTCAGAGGTATAGCCTAACCCTTCAAGAAATCATAGACGGAGTAAAGGCCGGGTACTTCTTCCCTGAATCCTACGACAAGTTAAAAGACGTCGGCGAAGACCCAAACCCGCCGGAAGACAAACAGCCGGAATGGTCCGATCTTTATAAGTCTGTTATTAAAACGCCTAAGACTAAGTTCGCCGTACCTCATGTATGTTATGAGTGGTGGGGATTGCTGCCTAAGAAATGGGTCTATCTGAGGGAAGAGGAGCTTCAACTAATAGATAACCCAGAAGAGTTGGTCCCTGCCAAGGCCGTCTTTGCTAACGAAGTACTATTAGCGGTAGATGAGAACGAAGATTATGCCGCTGAGAATCCATACATTACTTCCGGTTACCTTCATTGTCCAGGTGAAATCTACCACATCGGGCCTACGGAGATGATCGAACAGCTTCAGTACGCCATTAACGAGGACACCAACCAAAGAAGGGATAACGTACAACTGATTTTAAATAGGATGGGAGTTATTCTTGAACGAGCCTTGGTTTCTAAAGCCGATCTCATAAGTCGTCCAGGCGGTATGATACGTATTAAAAGTAACTCAAGCGACGACGTATCAAAAGCCTTCCAGTGGGCCGATACGCCTGATGTTACGCAGAGTTCTTACCTTGAAACCCAAAACGAGGAACGCTTCGCTCAGAGTCTTTCCGGGGCTCAAGTCGTGGCCGCCGGTGGAGGACAGGTCAAAGCCAAAGACGTGACCCAGACCAAGGGTGGGATGCAAATTCTAAAGCAGTCCACCATGGACCGTTTTACTTACTATGCTATGGTCATAGAGCAGGATTTCGTAACTACGGCTATCAAGAAATATTACTCTACCATTTATTCACATATCCAACCACAGGATATCCTACAGATTCTAGGCCCCGAAAAAGCGGCTAGGTTCATTTTAAGGACCCCGGAAGAAATAGAAAATGACTATCATTTTGAACCACAAGGCGTGTTCTCAACGATCAACCAGCCTATAAGGATCAGCCAGTGGCAAGCGTTTAGGGATCAGTACAACGGGGCTCCGTTCTTTAACGACATAGAAATGGCACAAATTTTAGCTACGGCCATTGAACTTCCCGAGCTTGAGAAGATAATCGTGCCTCCGAGGGACCCAATGACTGGTCAGCCGATTCCTTTTCAGATGATGCAGCAACTAGCCATGGCGGCGCAAGCTGCTGGCGGTCAACACCAGCCACCGGAAGGACCCGGTAAGGCCGGGGCAAGGGCTAGGAAACCTCAACTACAGGCTGAGAAAGCGTCCTCAAGGAGTCCACAACAGCCATGAAAACTTTAGAAGAACAAATAGAGGAAGGCTCAGCAGTCAAAGAGATGATGTCCAATTCTCCTGGGTGGAAGGTAATTAGAAAAATAATCGAGGACATGCAGGAAAAAGCTTTCAGTGATTGGGGAGAATTGGACTTCGACGCCAAGCCTGAAAAGGTGGCCGAGTTGAAGTTCACCAAACGTATCCTTTCAAAATTGATGGAAGAGATTAAGTCCACCGTTTCTTTAGGCGAAGAGGCTGTTATATCTAAACAACGCCAGATTGATGGAGATGTTCAACAGGCGATGTTTACAGCCGAAAAATCCTCGGATTCGGAGTTTGAAAAACTATGCCAACACATCCCATTTGTGGGAAAAATTTTTGGGAGAGAACCCGAAAGGGCCTCCCATGCGGGCCCGGTGAACGGACAACCCAAGAAGTAATGGAGGCAAAGAATGGATCAGGCACAGACGTTGGAAGCACCAGACCCAGGGCGTATATCTGGGACTCAGAGGGGAGAGTTCGGCCCTCAACAGATGGCCCCGGAGACGGTCAATGAGTTAGCTCAACTAGAAGCTAAGATCAATGCCGCTCAAGAACCTGCAAAGCCCGAAGCTCCTTTAAACGTACAGACTCTAAGGTTAGAGACTCCGAAGGAACAACCACAAGGCATAAAGGTTCCTGATAACGTACAAGTACCTGATAAATTCAAGACGCCTGAAGGCAACTTAGACCAAGCGAAATTAGATAAGTCACTAGTAAATCTTCAAACGTACCTAGAACTTGAAAGGTCCATGAATAAGCCCACACAGGCTAACGCGTGGTCACAACAGCCAATTCCACAACCTCAACCTCAGTATCAACCGCCACAGTACCAAAATCCATATCCACAACAGGCTCCATGGATGCCACAGGCAATACCATTAGAGCAACAAGTCAACGCGGATATTCAAAAGGACCCAGGTACTACGATAGTTAACTTGATGAGAGCCGCCGTACAAACGGCGGAGCAAAATTCAAGCTCAACTATAACGGAATTGAGACGAAGATTAGAACTGATGGAAATGGCTCAAACCGACCCTGGAGTTATGACCCAGGAAGGAATAAACAAGCTTAAAGGCACGTTGGAGCAAAACCCGTGGCTTTGGAATTCGCCTACTCCTTGGCAATCCGCCTATAGGATTAACGGCCCAATTGCAAATGGTCAAGCGGCCACCGCGCCGCGTAGAGCTTCCGCCCCTATACTGCCGGGCGGACAAGCTCCGGCCATTCCTCAGTCGTCTACCGTAGCCTCGGAAGCGGACCTACGCCAACTCCTGTCTAACAGGTTCAAGAATGACCCCATGAAACAGGCAGACTTTGTAGAACAGGTCATGATTGAAATGGAAAAAGGTGGGCGGGGATAATATTAAAAATGATAAATGGCTGACACACTAAGTACTACAACTAGTCTAAATAATCTTCTACCGATTTATTTAGAGAAACGCATGATCGGTAGATTAGTACCTACGGAAAGATTCTATCAGTTCGGTAAAGTCCACGATCTGCCTCAGAATATGGGCGTTCAGATGACCTTTAACGGCTGGACGAATCTAGCAGCTCCTTCCGTTACATTAGGTGAAGGGGTGCCTAATTCACTGGCCGCGTTATCTTCTCGAAAAGTTAACGTGTCCATCTCGCAATATGGTAGAGGCGTCAAGGTCACAGACCTTGCGTCTATTACCACGATCACGGATGTCGTTAGAGACGCAGTTGACATTCTAAGCACGTCGGCGGCTTTGGCCGTTGATAACGTCTGTCAATTGGCTATCTTTAGAAACATCCTATCCAACGTAGGAACGAACGGATCAGCTAAGACCGGAATCTTGTCGGCTCTGATGTCTTCATTGGCATCTAGCTTCTGTTCCAACACCGGAACTCAGACAGGAGGAACGGCGGCTCAGTTCGGTTTCCCGGCGGTCTTTGGTACTACGGCGGCGCGTCTAAGCGCAACGTCTAAGACTGCGCCTACGGCTTCCGCAAGGGCTTCTGTCTATTCAGTCAGGAAAGCTCGTAACAGGCTTTCCAGACTAGACGCTATTCCTTGGGCAGATGGTTACTTCGTAGCCGTCGCCCATCCTAATATGTTGGATACATTAGGAAGGGATAGTAACTGGATGACTTGGAACCAGTACACCAAGGAAGGCCAGCAGACCATGTATAAAGGTGAAAGAGGCCGTGTAGAGCAGGTACGTTTCGTGGGTTCTACAAACGCACCTCGTTACGCCGTTGCCGCTCACTCGGTAAATATCACCGCGATACTAGGTCAGGAAGCGTTCGGAGTTACTCGGTTGGATGGTGGAATCAAGATGCTAGTTAAGAATCCTGGTCCTCATTCTACGGATAATCCGTTCGATCAATTCAGCACTATTGCGTATAAATTGAATGCTGTGGCTGCCGTTCTTAATGCATCAGCCGCTTGCATCCTTTTCACGGAAGAGCTGCTTGTATAATCTTCTTTGACATAGGTTGAATAAATAGGAAATTAGTATTATGATTAACCCAGGGAGTGGTTGTCAGAGTAAAGGCAGCCACCCCTGGGAGAATCATGAAAAAGAAATGTACTCGATGTTTGGAAGAAAAAGAATTAAAAGAATTCTATCCTCAGAAAAAAGGGTTATATGGATTTAATAGTAGGTGTAAATTATGTCAAATCAATCTTGCTAGGGATTGGGCTATTAAAAATCCAGAGAGAAAATCAGCTAAAAGGAAAGAATGTTATTGGAGAAATCCAGAACTACAGAGAGAAAATTCTAAGAGATGGAGAATTAAAAATCTTAAGCATACTCAAGATTACCAGAAAGTATATGTTAAAAAACACAAGGCTAGGTATGCTCATTATAGATGGGTTCGTTGTTTACGTGAGATGTACAACATCACTCCTGAAGACTATGGAAGTATGTTATCAATACAAAATGGACTTTGTGCAATATGTTTGAATCTACCCATAGAAGGAAAAAAATTACAAGTAGATCACGATCATTCTACATCGAAAGTTCGAGGTCTTCTCTGTCAGCATTGCAATATGGTTTTGGGACACTCAAGAGAATCAGTAGAAATTTTAGGTCTTGCCATTCAGTACTTAAAGAAATACCAGTAAATCCTACCTTTAGTACCAGTAAAATCACACAAGAGAGGTCTGTATGAAAACAAAAATAGCCTTACTCGCATTTTTTATCTTAGCAATGTGGAATTACATATCTATGGCCCAACAGGGAGGTATGAATGAAAAGTCTGGAACTCCTACTTATCCAACGGAGTTGCATGTGCTTCAAACTAATGCCAATACGGTAGCCTTGATCGTGGACGCCAAATCAAACCAAGTGTCCGATTTGACCAATTTTAGGGTTAATGGTGTTACTATCTTCGAGGTGGGCTCAAACGATAATATCGACCTTGAAATTCTACCGCTAACAGCAGGTACTACCGGACTTATTGTAATAGGCGCAGCTTCACAAAATGCAGACTTAGCTCAATATCAATTGAATAACGGTACTGTCGTTGGAGAAGTGGGGCCTAATGGACACGTTGCTCTTAGGAAATATACCAAGACCCAGATTGATACGCTAGTACCAGATCACGGGGTGGGCGATATGATCATAGATACCAACGGCACTTTAGCCAATCAGGTCTGTATCTCTACCGGCACTTTAGCGGCGCAATGGCGGGCCTTGCAAGGACCTGCGGCACTTGGATGCGGTACAAATAACTAGATGATTGATATCTGTTGCCTGGTTCGCTACGAGGACCTTTACGAACGTATGGTAGCCTCTGCCAAGAAAACATATTCTACGGATATTTTTTTTAGCCGAGTAACCGACCCTGGATTCCCCGATCTTTCAAGGTCTTATAATGAGATGGGTTCTAAAAGCAAGGCGGATATACTTCTCTTCGTCCATGACGATATTGTTTTTCTGGAATACGGATGGGATGTCAAATTGATCGAAGCTCTATCTAAGTACGAAGTAGCTGGGGTATGCGGTTCAGTCGGATATACCGGAGGAAAAATATTTGATTCAGGTAAACTGGCTGGCAAGATAGTTGGGCTGATAGAAGGCCAGGAAGTTGTCAAGGTAGTTGGAGACGTCAATGGTCATGTTGAAGTTACTGCTTTAGATGGCTGCTTTTTAGCCATAAATTCAATGAATACTTTGATGGTATATTTTTCTACGACATAGATTATTGCCTTAGATCGAAATGTTGCGTTGTCGATATCCTAGTTGAACACAGCAAGCCTCCTAAATACTACGGTAAATACCCTTCAGACTTGAAACCCATAGAGAATTACTGGGATAAATTTCATCTAAAACACGGTCTTACACCATCACCGGAAAGAAATAAGGTCTGTAAAGCCATGCTATTAAAGGATTACCAGAACCCAATATTAAGGAATATGGCATGAGGAATATCCCAAAATCAGGGGAAGTAAACAGCCTCTTAGGGGCTTTTTGCATCACTAAAAACGAGGCTCATTGGATAGGTTTTTCAGTCATGAGTACTAAAGATTTTATCAAGGAATACGTCTATTTCGACGGTAATTCAACGGATGGTACGGTGGAGCTTCTAAAGTATATTAGCGATAAATACAAGATCAATATAACCGTAGTGGAAGGCCAGGACCCCAAGGACCTGCAAGAGGATTACGTCAGAGTCTTCAACGAAAATATAAAGGCGTTAAAGTCGGACTACGCTGTTTTCCTTCACCCGGACATGATATGCACCAAAAGGCCTGATTCTTTGTTAAACGGACCTACGTCTTACAGCTCTATTATTAAGAGCTTTGCGGGCGAACCTTTTGATTCTTTGCATGAGATAACGGAAGGCAGGACGGACAGATGGAAGAATATCATGACTAACGGACTTGGACTCCACTATCACGGACATTATGGGGCTGAGAACGAGGATATGTACTTTAAAGACATGACTGGAAGCGAGCATATTCTTTTCAAGAATTTTGCTTCTTATCCATACGAAGTTAAAGATTCTGGGACAGTTTTTAATCATTATTCAGATGTAAGACCTTATTCACGCCGTTTCGGCAGGATGTGTTCTGTGCTTAAGAACCAGTACCCAGGAATAAAGGATGAACTTATTTTAAAGGACATGTCCAAGAACCATCCAAGGGTAAGCCTTCAGCCAAACCCGATGTACGGGCAGTTTAAATTTGAGAAGACCTCTTTTATCCCCGAAGTGTTTTATAAATACAACGATGAGTTCGCGGATGTATGCGGGAAAAAGCCGGAAGACTTCTGTTACCTTCCGATAAAGGAGTTGATCCATGCTTGAATGGTCGGATAAATCAGACGGATTTCCTTGCAGGGTTAAATATTACGGGAAAGACGAAGAACTTTGGATGGATATAAAATTCCAGGCCAATCCGGTAAAAGAAGTGGGTAAAAATGGGATGTGCATGCTAGACGTTTTAGACTCCATGATAAAGCGACTTAATGACTTCGATTCAAAGTGGCCATGCAAGGAGAATGCCATGGCGATTAGCTACATGGAGGAAGCCAAGAGATGGCTTAAGACCAAGAGGGAACGACGTATACAGGAGCGTGTCAATGCCTAAGATTAGTTTTGTAATTCCGTATTTTAAAAAAGAGAAGTCGATACAGAAATGTCTTAAAAGCCTTTTCGCTAGTTCCGTTAAAGATATCGAGGTGATCGTAGTCTTTGATGGAGAGGATAAAGAAGGCCAAAAACTTGTGTCCAAATTTAAATCTGTTAAGACGTTGACTATAGAACACGGCGGAGCGCCTAAAGCCCGTAACGCCGGGGCTGAGATAGCAACGGGTGATTACCTGGTCTCGTGGGACGCGGATAGTTATATCGAGTCGGGAGCGGCGGGTGTTTGGTTGCAGGTATTTAACAAATACCCGGATGTTGATTTTGTCTATTCAGGCTATAAGTTTCATCCCGACGGATTGGGCTGGCATGACGCGGAACCGTTCGACCCGTGGAGACTTGAAATCCAGAACTACATTTCATCCATGTTCCCTATCAAGCGTGAAAAGGCTCCTAAATGGGATGAGAGCCTAAAGAAATTCCAAGATTGGGATTTCTGGCTACAAGCCGTTAAAAACGGGTGTAAAGGCTACTACGTTAAAGGCTATGCCTTCAAAACGGACTACCCGGATAAAGAATCTATTTCAGGTCAATGCAGTTCTGAGCAGTGGCTTGAACGGATAGAGACGATCAAAAATAAGCATAAGATTCCTTTGCGTGAAACATGCGTAACGGCTCCGTTAGACAGAAACCAGGGGATCGCCCTGGCTAAATTATTGGATGCCGATTACATGGACACTCCTACGGCGTGGCCTAACCGTTTTAAGACCATCATACAGATCGGCTTCGATCCACAGATGGCCGATATTTACGCTATGAATTTTAAGAATCAATGGTCTAAATCAAAGAACATACTCTTTTGGAGAGGAATAGACGTTTATACCTTACGGGCTAAAGCTTCCCGGGATTCCGCCGATGTTCTGGCCATACTTTTAAACGGTAACGTGAGTCTTCAGTTATGCGAGGACATCCAGGCTCAGCGTAAATTGGAAGGCATGGGGTTTAAGGCTTCGGTGCTGCCTTTGCCTTTGGATTTTAAGGATGATGAGATCAAGCCGTTAGGTGATTTTAAGGTTCTATTTGATGTTACGCAGGATTATAGGGATGTATTTGAATCGGTTAAAAGGTCCATGCCAGACATCAAGATAGAGGACATGTCGGGGTATAAAGAAGCCTCTGATTACGCCGTCATGGTTCATTTTCAAAACGATAGGTCGATAGATTCTAATATTAAGAAATTCCTGTTAAACGGACGCTATGTCATCTCTAACATACAAGCCCCTTATTGCGGCTATGTGCCTACGGATAGGAATTCTGAGGAAACCAAGTCAACGATTATAAATATGATCCGAGACCTGCAAGACGTTAAGGATTTAAATTATGAGGCTATTGACTACTACAGGAAAAATTGCTCACCAGATAAATTCAAGGCTTCTTTAATTGAGTTAACTTCTGAAAAGGAAGTGGTCTATGCGAACGCCTGAACTTAGTTACGTGATCCCGGCTTACAATTCCCATGAATGGCTTGCTTTTTCTTTGGGGTCCTGCCTTGCCTCCCAACTTAAAAGTATCGAGATCATAGTAGTCAACGACGGCTCGAAAGACCACACAAAGCGTATCCTCGATTGGTACGCGGCTAAAGACGAACGGGTAAGGCCTAT